TCGGCAACGCGATCGGGGCAACGACCGTCACTTGCGCCGTCACGGGCCGCACGGTTTCGATATGGGCGGCGACGGTCGCAACGTCGGCCGGCAGCGGGATCGGGTTCGGGCGGCCGTCCATCGCGAAGCGCAGCGTGACCGTGCCAAGCCCCAGCTCGCCCGGCGACACCCAGGCGCGCGTCACACCGGGCACCTCAAGCGCCCAGGTGAGATAGTCCGCTAGCGCACCGCCTTGCGGCGGCGACTGGATGCGCGCCAGCAGCCGGGCAAGCAACGATGCGTCGCTTTCGGTTTCGGTACCCCCTGCGAGACCCCCCGCAGAGCCCGACCCGGCCACCACCAGCGCTTCGCCGGACACCCCGCCGATCGGCGAGACGAAGCGCAACTTGACGCCGCCAGCAGCGTTAGCAGCGGCTCCGGCAATGTCGGCCGTTAACGTCAGCGTCGCCGCGCCGGCCGCTATGGTCGCTTCCGCCGTCGTACGATAGGCCGTGCCGTCGCTGCGCACGAGGGCGGTGGCGGCCGGCACCACCGTGCCATTCGTGCCGGTGATCGTGGCCGCGCCGATGGCGGCCGTCGCGGGTTTGCGCGCAATGCCCCAGATCGACGCATGCCGTGCAAGCTCGGCCGCGTCGGCGGTATCCGGCAGGATGTCGGCGCGCAGTACGTCGAGGAAGCCGTAAAGGCCGAACGCCGTACCCGCATGGGCGCGCAGCAAGGCGGGCAATACGCCTTGGGCCAGCAACGGCTCCGAGCCCGGCATGTTGGCTTCGATGTCGCGCTCGCTGCGCGCGACGAGCTCGCTAAGCGTGGGGCGTTCAAACGGCATCAGCTCGCGCCCCCGCTTTGTCCAAGGCCACTCGGCAAGTTCCACACCTTCTCGAAGCGCAGACCGTCGGGCCGCCAAATCTCGATGGTGAGCACGAGCCAGCTCGTCCGCTCGGCAGCGGCCGACACGTCGATGCGGCGCGCAATCCCGTCCTCGAGGAGCCAGGCCAGCGCCTCGCGCGCATAAGTCTCGGCACGCAGCAACGTCTCCGACGTGAGCTTTTCGCGGCGCAGAAGCCACAGGCGCGAACCTGTGCTGCGACGTTTGCCGGTGGCTTGAACGGCCGCAGCGGATTGCGGCGGGATCACGTCGCCCCAGAAGCCGCGCCGATCGGCGAAGACCTGCGGCGGCGTGACTTGATCCCACGGTGCGCGCGCTTCGTCCGGCAAGCGGTCGCCGGGCAGTGCGCGCGCATCGGAGAACAGCGACACGATAACGGCCGACGCCAAGCCGCCGTCGGTCGCGAGATCGCCGCCATCGAGCAGCAGATCGCTTTGCAGATTTTCGGAGTCGAAGGCGAGCGCTAGATCCATCGCAGCATCTCCTTCACGGCAACCGGGGTGCAGCGATCGCGGCCGTGGCGCCGGCGACGGCACCGATCGTCCAGCTGTCCAACTTGTTGGGCAGCGTCGCCGTGCCGTGGCCGTTGCACTCGACGACGGTGCGCGTCGCCGAGCGCAGACGGGCTTCTCCGCCCGCATCGATTTCGATCTTGCCGGGCGCCGTGATTTTGAGATTGCCGTCCGCGTCCATTTTGAAGAGCTGGCCGAAGCGCGCGTAAACCGCGACCTCGCCGGGTGCGAGATTGCGCGGCCGTGCGGCGGGCGCATGGACGACGATCACGACCGGATGGCCGGCCGCACCGCCAAGCTCGGCATACATGCCTTGCGGGTTGTCGCCCATGTGCGGGCTCGCGGCGAAGCCGTAAGGTTCGAACTGTTCGACATCGTCCCGCACCGTGCCGGCGCGCACCTGGACCTGCAGCTTGCGAAACCCGCCCGCTTCGTTGGCGACGGCCAGCAGCAGGCAGCGGCCGAGCATCGACGCCACGCGCGCTTGAAGAGCTGCGAGCAAGCTCATAGCGAGAGCGCCCCCTTGCGTTCCGGCATCGGCAGCAATTCGAACGCCTGGCGCCGTGCGACTGCGATCGACGTGCGGCTGCCTTGCTCGTCCAAGCTGAAATCGACGCCGACGATCAGCATTTCTTCGTCGATGCCGATGAAATTGTCGCGCACATGCACCATCGCATTGGGCCGCCACAGCGTGCCGGCGGCCGTCCAGCCCGCGACGGTGTAGGTGGCGCGTCGGCTTTTGCCGTAGCGCATGTTGGCTTCCCACTGCGCGCGCGTCGCATACTGCGCTTCGTCGCCGGGCTCTTCTGCGATCACGATCAAAGGGCGATGGCGGCCCATGCCGCGATCGCGCACGACGGCACTGGGCGACACGGTTTGCGCAGGCGCTTGCAGATCGACCGTGGGGTGCTGGCCTTTCACGCGGTACTGGCTGAAACGCTGGCTGTCGTCGAACTCGCCGGAAGCCTCGACCACGTTTTGGTCGAACACCAAGGCGGCGGGCGCGCGGCCCGTGCCGGCGCGCGTGAGCACGAGGCCGCCTTTGCCGTCGGCCACGCGCAGCAACCCGCGATGCCGGCACAGTCGCTCGATCGCGGCCGCGACCGTCTCGCCGTCCGTCAGACGGAAGGACTCGAACGCAGCGCCCGTGTCGGCCGACACGCCGACCTTGATGCCGAAAGGTGCGGCCAAAGCAGCCGCGATCGCTTCGAGTTTTTGGCCGCGCCATTCGCCGGGCTCGACGTCGGCCGAGCAGTCGACCAGGTCGCCGGTCGCGTCGCGTCCCGTGAACTCGACATCGTGACTGCCGGCATCGTAGCGCACGCGCACCGCGTCGATGCTGCCGGTAATCACGGTTGCACCGCCGATGCTCAATCGCACCGCGTCGCCGGTGCGGATGCGCTTGGCACCGGCATCTTGCGGCCAGCGTTCGCTCGCCGTGACGCTGAAGCCGCTGGCGAGCGTTTCGATCGACGTGCGAATGCGCGCCGATTTCCAGCCGCCGTAGCTCTGGCCGCCGACCGTCATCGTGAGTGCGGAGAATTCCGGCGCATTACTCATCGAGCAGCACCTCGATGTCGCGGCCGCCCGGCACGAAACCCGGATGCCGCACGCCGTTGCGCGCGGCGATTTGCGAAGCGCGGTCGAGCACCGTATCGGGATCGTCGCCGTAGAGCTGCCACGCGAGCCGCAACGAAGGCTGCGTGCTCGCTGGGCGAATGTTCGCCACGCGCGACAGGTCGCCCGCCCGCGCATTGAGATCGCGTGCCACGGCGTTGCGCAACGCCACCAGGGCTGCCGCACTGCCGTCGTCGCCAAGATCAGCCGCACGCCGTGCGGCCGCCATCAGCCGCGCATTCAAATCGTCGCGATAGGCGAGCGCTTCTTCGCGACTGGCAAACTCGTATTCCGGCACGCGCCGCGCCTCGGCCGCCAGCGCTGCACGGTCAACGAGCTCGGCCAATGCACGCTCGTTTCGCGCGGCCTGGCTGCGTGTTGCCGTAGCACCCGAAACGCTTTGCGCCTGGCCGACCGTGCGCGGCGCCGTACTCCAGTTTGCGCGCTGGCCGGCATAGGGCTCGTTCCAGCTGCGCAGGCTGCGGGCACCGGCAGCGGGATCGGTTTTCGAATAGCCGAGCAAGCGCGCGATCGACGCGGTGCGATTGGCGAGCTGTGTCGGCCTATCGACAAGATCGGCATAGTCGCCCAGCAACAACGAAGACAGGCTCGACATGCCGCCCCGCCCGCCGGTCCTTGCACTGCGCAAAGTTCCTTCGGCGAAGCCAAGCGCATCGTCGCTCGCACCCAGCACGTCGCGGCCGACATCGAGCGTATCGCCGTCCAACGCGCCATCAAGAGAGACGGCGTTGCGCGAGTCCGCGAAGGCGCGCGTCGCCGATTGGCGCATGTCAGCCACGCGGTCGCGCAAGCGCTCGCGCACGATGCTTTGCCCCTTGGTCGAGACGGCTTCCGAATACTCGATGCGCGCGGGCTCGATCGCAGCGTCGGCCGCCTCGCGCACGGCCGCACCTGTATCCTGCACGGCGGCCGGATAGACATTGTCGGCCGCCTCGAAAAACTGCAGCGTGAACTTGGCGGCACCGCGCTCGCGCGCATTGAAGACGCGCTTAGAGGAAAGGCAAACGACGCGCATCAGCCCGAGCCACGGATGCACAAGCTCGCCGGGCCCCTTTTGGCCGCACGCCTCGTGCAGCTTCTTGGCGTCGTCGAGCCAATTGGGGCCGGTCACGATCGCTTCGATTTCGAACGGCTCGTTCTTGCGCCCGAGATCTTCGGCGAACGCTTCGTCGCGTTGCGGATAGCGATGGATTGCGAGACGTCGGCCGGTTTCGTCGTTGGCCTGGAGCGCGCATTCGAAAGGCACGCCCCTGAACGACCCGGTCTGCACGACGTTTGAAATGCTTGCCGTCATGGCATCGCCATCGTGTGGCCGAGATCGAGGCCGAGATCGACGCCGCCGCTGCTCTGCATTCTCTCGACGCGCGCACGGTCCGTGTCGCCTTCGAGGCGGATCACGATTTGCCCGTCGATCGCCTGTGCCCGGTTGACGGTTTCGCGCAAGCTGCCGCCGTTTGCCGACAGGCTCGCCGCCGGCGCTTGCGCAGCCGTAAGCGCTTGGGCGGGTGCTGCAGCCGACAGGCCCAACGATTTGCGGACGCTGTCGGGCAGCATGGAGGTCAGGCCTTTGAAGCCAGCAACGATGCGCCCGAACGTCGCGTCGAAGAGATTGCCGAGCCATTCGAGCGCGCCACCCAACGCGCTCTTGATCGACGTCCCCATGCCGTCGAGCACCGCCGAAATTTGGCTATCAGCATTCGAAGCGAACCCGACAATGTTGGCCCATTGGTCTGCAAAGAACTTCGAAATCGGCCCCCAGTAGACGTAGATCGCGGTCGCAGCTGCCGCGAGCGCTGCAATCCCGACGATGAGCAAGCCGATCGGATTGGCGGCCAGCACCAAATTGAAGGCGGCCATAACGCCCATGCCGCTGCGAATTGCCGTGAAGAGCGCTCCGATCGCGGCAGCGGCCGGCATCACGACGAGTGCGCCGAGTTTGGCGATCATCGACACCAACGAGCTGCCGAGCAGCGTACTGGCGAGTGCGAGATTGGCGAAAGCCACCACGAGCGGACCGGCAACCACGGCGCCCAA